TTCCCGTCCTCGACTATATTAATTTTAATCGGCATTATTAATTTCGCTCACTAAAGACTGTATTTTAATTACCTCTGTAATCAGTTTTCTATCAAGCTTTTTCTCACTGTAGCCATTAATTTTTTCTAAAATCATTTCAAATTTTGGAGAAGGCTCTTTACTGTTTTTAATTTCTTTTTTTAAACTTTCTTTTAATCTGTCTATCTCTTCATATAAAAATACTTTTAATTCAAGACCATCATCTTCATACGAAGTCACGTACTTGCTTAAAAGAGACTTTTGATTTTCGTTCAATGTTCCTGAATATTGTTCATTAAACTTTTCCAAGAATGTTTTCAAAGTCAGCTTGTTTATGGTCGGAAATGGCTTTTTTTCTATTTTTTCCGGATCGGTCAGCAGTTCAACCAGTTTCTTCTCTACGAAAACTTGTTTTTTAGGACTTGCTTTAGAAAAAACGGCCTGATTGATCGTAGCCATTTTTTTATATTCACGAATAAAACTCTCCCAGCTTTTGGGGCCCAACTTTTTGTTAATTAAATTAATAATTTTTGTTTGATTTTCATATATGTACGCGCGATCTAAGTTAGCAGCACAATTGCGCGCTTCAGATATTATTTTTTCAATAGTTTTTTCTTCTACATTGTCTAGATCGTCAAATGACTTATATATCTCTAATTCTTCTCTTAACGGCGCGTTTTTGGAGAAAAAGCTTTTTAAAATATTTAAAACATTTTGCTTTTTTTCTTGCAAGCTATGCATCGACGCCTTTGAAAGTTCGCCGATAAGCACCTCATATATAAAAGCAGTATTTCTTTTTTTATTGTGTCTTAGTTTCATCTTCTGTATTCTCCAAATTCTTCAGGGAATCAATTAATTTCTTTACTTCAAAGCTTTCTTGAAAAATTCTTTTTTCTTGTTCATCATAGTAATTAGCATCCTGGCCCTCTGAAAAACGATAATCTAATTTTGTAAGAGACATTAGTTCGTTTGCACCTGGCATAAATGATCTTTTACTGGCGCCAGTAGACTGTTGTCCGCCTTGTGCAAGGAAAGATCTTTTACGTGCTCCAGAGCGACGGTCGTCACGCTTGGTCGGCGCGTACATCTTTTCTTTAGATCTGGCGGTTGTTGTTGTTACATTGCCAAATTCGTCCCTTTCATCCCTTTTTGCTGGCGCCTCTACGGTCTCGGGCGCTGCTGGAGTCTCCGCCGTGGGAGATGGTGCGGCCAACAAGGGGCCGACTTCTTCTTCTGTTTCTTCTGGTGCTTCTTCTGTGGACATGTCAGGCATGCCGCCTTCCTCTTCCGAGCTTAAGCCGAGGGCGCCGCCGAGGCCTGCTCCTTCTGTTTCCGCGGCCTGGCCGACTTGTTCCAGGAAGAAATCGTGTTTCTTATCGTAGAACATTTCTGCTTGCATTCTTTCGAACTCTTCTTCACTAATGTTGAGAATGTTGTTGGCAACCCATCGTCGGCTAAAGTAACCGGCGGAGGCGCCGTCGGCCGCTTCGAATCTTGCTTTCCAATGTTCTAATTCTTGTAGCTCTGCTAACTTTGACGGGTTGTTCAAAGCTAACTTGAAGGACAACAAGTCATTTCCACGATAGCCCAATGTGAATAAATGCACTATAGTAATCTTTTCTAGTTCAGAGACAACTGACCTTTGAAGTCTTTGGATTGTTCTAGCAAATCTAATATCTTTCTGTGCCAAAGTCGCTTTGTCTTCCATCTGATCACTTTGGGCAAGATAGGCCTTTGGAATTTTAAGAGCAGAGAATAATTTATCTCTCAAATATTTTACATCATCAATATCTCCAGTATATTGACCGGATTTCACAGTATCAATTTTTGTGCCACTGGACTCTCCTCGCACTGGGATATAATAGTCTTCTTCTACACTAAATGGATTATATCTTAAATCGACTCGGCCGGTGTCAACATCAATAATTTGGTTTCTTTTCATCTGTGTCATGACTCTTTGCATATACTGCTCAACGTCCTCTGGCGGGATATTGCCAACATCGATATAAAACACTTTTCGCTCAGGAGAACGAACGATGCGGTAAGCCATAACTGCATCTTCTAACAGTGTAAGTTGTCTCCATATGCGTCTGGACGGTTCCAAAACAGAAGTACCATAAGGAGCAAACTTGTCATTACCTAAAATTCTAAAATGACCGACTTGCCAATTTTCAAGAGTTAGGCCGCCAGTGTTCCATTGATACTGGATATAGTTTGGATTATTTTTGTCTTCACCCTCCAATCTTTCTATCTCATTTGACGGGAGACCAATAACGTTTTTGATACCTTCGTCTTGTTCAATGTCTAGATATAAAAACAGGTCACCATACTTGCACATTGAACGAGCCCAGCCATATAAGTTGAATTGAATATTTAAAATGTTGTATAGTAAAGTTTCAATTACAGACTTTATCTCCTGATTACGGCATGAGATGTCAACCATCGGTCTGTATACAGAAAAAGTCGTCATTTCGTCAGCGTATATATCTAAACTAGAGGCAATTTCTGGCGTGTATTCCATTTGATCAAAGTCAGAGTATCGATCCATCCGATTCTGATTTTGATAGTAATCCGCTCGTAAAGTGCTATAAACGTCATGGTGAGAAGATAGTTTAAATTCTTGGCCGCTTGCCGATCTGAATCTTGATTTATACCTGTCTAATCTTCTTTTCTTTAGTTGACGTGCGTCCTGTCTTCTGTGTCTTACCAAAGGCCCAGAAAGAAGTTTTGTCAACTGTTTGAACAAACCGCTTTCTGAGTTTTTTACATTTTTCTTGTTGGTTGGCGGCGCCATATTTTATCCTTTAATAAGCCAAACAAAGTCTTCGTAGTCTTGTTTGTTACTATTTTTTTTAATTTGTTTATATGCTAACATACCAGGTATAGAAGTGTTAAGCTCTCTGTTCGTGGAAGCCATCGATGTCAAAAAAGCTTTTTTATATTCGACTGCTCGTTGATTCACGGTAAAAGCCGTTTCTTTTATCCAGCAGCCGATAGCACAAGCCATAATAAGGTCGTCATTGTGCTTTTTCATAGCCTGTGGTTTACCATTCTCCCAAACAAAAGTTTTCATTTCATTAAACACTCTTCTTGATTTAATATTAATTAGTTTATTTCTTATTAATTCTTCTAATTTAGATATGATCAAAGGTCTTGTTTTGGATGAAGTTGTAAATCCAGGTACTACACCGGTGGAATCAGCCTGATAAGTTTCCACATGTTCATGAGTCGACTTTCTAGAATAATAAAGGTTCGGGTATGCTTTCTCTTCCAATTTTGATAGTACGCCCCATCCAACTGAATTATTCTCAACGACAAGCATACAATCACCAAACTCTTTTCCAGCTTGGAAAAGTATATCAGCAAAAACATCTGGTGTTGGCTTCCCTTTATACTCGGCGACAATTTCGGACGTTTCTAATTTAAAAACATGAAAAGCCGAATAGTCCTGGCCATCACCTCGGGCTACATCGGCAGAAATCATGTATGTTGAACCGAGAGTGTGTTCCTCCCAAATCCACAGATTTCTATCAAATCCAGTTTTATATTTTGGTTCACATAAAAGACTTTCAATTAATTCCATGTCTTCCGGATGAAAAACTGTTTCGCCGGACATGTTGAAATTGCACTGAAGCTCTTGAGCAATTTGTCTCTTGGACATATTTTTGGTTTCTTTTTCAAACCATTCCTGATCTCTTTCAGGATGGGCATCCCAGGGTAATTTTACAGGATAAAAATCGTTTTCTTTCATTTCTGAATTAATATATATTTGATGAAACCAGTTACCAACACCGTTCGGCGTTGAAAGTGCTATGCAGCGGCCGCCAGTTGACAGAGTGGGATACAGACCTGTCCATAATTCTTCCAAGCCATCTACGTGGGCGGCCTCATCGATAACAAGCAAAGAGAGTGCCTCGGAACGACCAGCGTCTGAACTGGTAGAAGAAGCTTTAATTTGCGAACCGTTTGTAAGTTCAAAAGAGGTTCGGTTATCGATAGAAATACTCGCGATTTTTAGCCACTCTGGTAGATAACGATGAATCGATTTAACCTTTTTAACTAAATTCGCTGCTGTTCCAAATTTGGTAGCGATAACTAGAACATTTTTGTCACGATGAAACATCATCATCCAAGCGACGTAAGCTGCTGTAATTGTTGAGATACCAAGTTGGCGCGCTTTCAAAATGACCGTGAAACGATTATCATTAAAGTCGCTGATAAGATCCGTTTGGAAATCGTAAGTTTTAAAAGGAATCAAACCACGCATTGGATGTGAAATCTTTGCGTAGTTGTTAATAAAATAGACGGGGTCCTTGCCAGATTTAACGATTTCTTTTAAGATTTGTTCTTTTGTTAAAGAGAACGGCATTATCAGCTTTCAGCTTTGCGCTTATCGTTTTTCGGCCTCTTTCCTAAACCGCCTTGGGCTAAAAAGTCTTTAAACGTTTTTTCTAGGGCATCGGCAGAAGGCTCTTTGACGTCCGCGACATCGCTCATGCTCGTGATTTCATAATGTTTGCTGGCTGTGACAAAAACACGAACGCGGCTAGTTGATTCGACTCTTGCGTCGACCTCGCCCTTTTCTTTTAATGACAGGGTGTTACCAGTTATTTTTTTGTATTGCTTCTTTAAATAACTGACTATGTCCCCCATGGTTTGTTCTAGTTCGTTCTCTAAGTTTTGGGCATATACATCTTTTAACAATAGTTCTGAATGGTAAGAGACTATTAATGTTTTACCGCTACACCTTACTTTGCAGCCGTCGATAACCCTTTTGTCAAGCAAGGGGTTGCCTTCTTCTCTCTTAAGCCCAATTTTGATTGGCTCCCCTTCTTCGTCGAGCGCGCCGTCGTACATGCCAGCGGCCGCTTGTGAAATTCCTCTCAATATATCAATTACTTTTTGTGACATTTTTTGGTCTCCATCCGTCTAACCACCTTTTGCTGCGGCCTTCGATATATTTTATATAACAGTTTTCACAACAATCAAATTTTGTAAAATATATCTCGTCATTTATTGTTTTTAGTTTACTTTTGCAAGTGGGACAATTTAAAATTCCCTCTTTATTAAGTAGTTTACGGCTAACTAAAACACCGTCAACATTCTCTACATCGTGTTCCTGCTCAGATTTT